AAGGCTCAGAAGTTGGTGCTGATGTTGTCGTTTCTGGCACATTCGGCGAAGTTGCTGGCGTGCAAATCGTTCGCACTAAGAAAGTTGAAGAAGGAAAAGGCTTCCTTGTTAAAGTGTCTTCACTCCAAACAGACACAGACGACGATGCCAAATACGGAGCATTCGTGATCAACTTGAAACGTGATGTCATGATTGAAAACGACCGTGACATCTTGAAAAAGACTACTGTCTATTCTGGTGATGAATACTACGGTGTCTACCTTTACGACGATTCAAAAGTCGTTAAATTCGGAGGTGCTTAATGGGTATGCTAATGCGTCGTCATACTATCGGCGAGCAAGCAGCGCCTGTTAATGACGTTCAAGAACAAGTAACTGAAACGCTAGAAGACAAGACCGTTGCTGACTTGCGTATCATTGCACAACAACGTGGTCTCACTGGTATTTCAGCTCTTACCAAAGCGGAACTCTTAGACCTCCTAAAATAACAGAAGGAGGTGGTTAAATGACATATTTAACCGAAACAGAATTTCTAAAACTTGGTTTTGAAGACGTAGAAGACTTTGAAACACTAGCGGCTAGAGCTAAGCTCATTGTTGATTTGTATATCAAAAACTTCTACGATTTCACCGATTTTGAAACAGACTTCGAGCCACGAAGGCAAGCGGTCAAAAAGGCGGTAGCTTATCAAATCGCTTATCTCGATTCAAGTGGTGTGATGACTGCCGAGGATAAGACTTCACTAGCAAGCATGACCGTAGGACGTACTCATGTAAGCTATCAGAACGGCTCTAAATCGTCCAACGGTGGTCAGAAGTATAATCTATCCCTCGACGCTCTAAACTGGCTGACATTGGCTGGATTTGGCTTTAAGGCGGTGTCCTATGATAGATAAACGCATGTTAGTTGATACTGTCACGATTCAAAAACCAACGGGAGAAAAGGACGGTTGGGGAAAAGTAACATATGAAGAGCCCAAAACCCTTAAACCCGTTAGATTTGATAGGGCTGTATCTCACACTGGCAGTGGTCAAAATCGAACTGAGAATAATTTCTCGGTTCTCATGGTCTATCCGAAGTATACACCCATTGAGTTGGATGATAGTTGGTTGAATGGTCGAGTAAATGACACTCACCGAGACTACATCATCCGTAAAATTATTCCTCAATATCATCCGTTTAAGCACACTATCTTGTGTTATGAAGTCGAGGTGATTTGATGGGTGCTGATGTAACTATTAAGGTAGATTTGCAGGGGCTTGAAAAGAAATGCAGTCCTGAAGCGGTCAGACGTGGACAGATTGCCATGAGTAATCAAATGCTCTTGGACATGAACAAGTACACACCAGTCCAGTCAGGGCACTTGCGAGGTAGCGGACATTCTAACGTTGATACGTTGGTATGGTCAACACCTTACGCAAGAATTAGGTTCTACAATCGCAGACTTAAGCTTTTCTTTTCTGAGAAACAACGGAAGTTCTTTTTTGCGAATAAGGACAGACTGCTAGCACAGAAACCTAAGCCCGGTACTGGTGGGCGTTGGGATAAGAAGGCTGCTGCCAAACACAGTAAACAGTGGGGGCAAGTGGCAATTAGAGCGATGGGAGTTAGATAGTGAATAACAATGATTTTTCAGAGGTGTTAAAAGATTTCCTAGCTGGTCTAGGCTTGCCACTGACACCTCGATTAGATTACCTAAATGAAGGTGAAGACTTGGTAATATACGCTTTGCCCGGCGGCAAGGTTGAAGACGAAGATATGGCTGGGACACAGATTCTGTCGTTGCCGTATGAAATCGCCATCAAGTCCAAAGACCAACAGAAAGTGAACGCAACACTTTGGAAAATCAACACTGAGCTTTCCAAAATCGGTCTTGAATTACCAAGTTTAAACAATTCTTACACATTCTTGTCGTTGAAAGTTGAGACACCGAGCCTTAACGATGTCAATGACCAAGACTATTACATTTACTTGCTTGACTTACAAGCAACTATTGAAGTAGAAAGGAGCCTTAACTAAATGGCTAAATTTAAAAATGCGATTCGCAAGCATTACATTGCACCGTTCGATTCAGAACATCCAGACACTCCACCAACTGAAGATAAGTATATGTGGATTGCTAAAGGCATCAAAGAATCTGCACCAGAAAATGACGCAGAAGACGATGACGTTGCTTACTTCGACGGCGACGGGACAAAAGAAAAAGTTATCACTTCAAAATCTCGTGGACGCTCATTTGAGGGGCATCGTGACTATGCTGACAAAGCTCAAAACTTTGTCGTTGACAAGGAAGATGCCGTAGCTGACGACCTTATTGTTTGGTACAAGGAAGTTACCGCTGATGGTAAGACTTACAAAGAAGGTCTTGCTCGACTTTCTGAAATTGAAGTCGGAGACGGTGAAGCGTCTGAGCTTGAAACAATCAAGTTCCAAGTTAACTGGTCACGCACACCAGAGAAGCATGAAGTTACTTCATCACCAGCCGCAGCAGTAGCTGGCACTGGTTCAGAAACTTCTGGCCGTGCTGCTCGTTCTGGTGCAACATCAGAAACTGGTACACCAGTCGTAGGCGGATAATCTAACTAAATAAAACAAAGATAAGACAACTAAGAGGGTGGGGTTTAGCCCTTACCCTCTTTTTTTCGTATTAAAGGAGAATAACAAACATGGTAGTAATTAAAAAACGTAGCAATGTCATTCCAGTCGATTTCGGTGAGTTCCAACTTAATTTCCCAGTGTCAGACGGCAACATTCAACGCATGAAGGCTGTTGGTGAGGACTTGCAAGCCAAAGGGCAAGCGTTCCAAGAGGCAAGCGATGAAGAAGCTCTCGGAGCATTGAAAGCATTGGTAGAAGATGGTTTCAACCAAGTATTTGATGATGAAGAAGCGTTCAAACAAGTCTATGCATTTGCTGGTCAGTCAACAATTAACGCTATGTTCTATCTTATTGAAGCCATCAAAGGTATTTCAGAGGAATTTGAAAGCCAGAATTCAAAAGCAGCCCTCGATAAATATCTAAATGCTTGATTTATCACGAAAACTAACAGACAAGTTAGTAATCGATGATGAAGAATTTCCTCTTAATCTGTCCTTTGATAATGTTCTACGACTGTTTGAGATGTGGAGGGATGAAGATGTTCCAGAGTTTGTTAAGCCGCACTTTGGCATTAGGATTCTGACTGGTGAGACTTTAGAAGACTTCACTGTTGAGGAAATGTCAGAGGTGTTTAACGAGGTCTTCGAAGAACATATCAGCCTTTCAACGGTTGAAGACAATCATGTCGAGTATGACCTTGCTGGAAACCCTATGAAGACCGTGACAAGCAATGGCAAGCAAGAGCAGGCACCTTATGACATTCGTTTTGATGGTGACTATATCTATGCGTCATTCTTGCAAGCTTACGGCATTGATCTATTCGATGTTCAAGGTAAGCTTCACTGGAAAAAGTTTAATGCTCTACTTTCTGGACTTCCAGAGGGCACTAAATTCATGGAAGTTGTCAAAATACGTAAATGGAAACCACAAAAGGGCGACTCAGCAGAATACAAAGAGGAAATGCGTAGACTTCAGAAAGATTATGCTCTCCCTTACGAGATTGTCGAGGAAGAAGAGGAATACGAAGAAGAATTTTAGAAAGGAGGGGTAATCTATGGCAGATGGTACAGTCACCATCAAGGCGTTGTTTGACGGAAAGGACGCTGAAAGTGGGGCTAAACGTATCAAAGGGGCGTTAGAGGGCTTGAAAGGTTCAGCCGGTAAGGTTGGTTCGGTCTTTAAGTCTGTTTTAGGCGCTAACTTAATCGGTGGTGCCATCATGGGCGGTATTAGTGCCCTTGGCGGTGGTATCAAATCCATGGTAGGTGAGCTCAATAGTGCAACCAAAGCATGGAAGATGTTCGATGGGAACATGGAACAGATTGGGATGCCTACTGACCAAATTAGACAGGTCAAAGGCGAGCTGCAGGACTTTGCGACCAAAACAATCTATTCAGCGTCTGATATGGCCGCTACCTACTCTCAGTTAGCAGCGGTTGGAACCAAGAACACAACCGAGCTTGTTAAAGGTTTCGGTGGTCTTGCGGCGGCAGCTCTAGACCCTCAACAAGCCATGAAGACCTTGAGCCAACAAGCAACCCAAATGGCTGCTAAACCTAAGGTCCAGTGGCAAGACTTCAAGCTCATGATGGAACAAACGCCTGCCGGTATTGCCGCAGTTGCGAAAGAAATGGGCATGAGTACCGATGAAATGGTCAGAGCTGTTCAAGATGGCAAGATTAAGACCGAGGACTTCTTTGATGCCATAACTAGAGCGGGTAATAACCCAGTATTCAGCAAGATGGCAACAGAGTTCAAGACAGTTGACCAAGCTATCGATAGCATGAAAGAGTCTATTGGTATTAAATTGATGCCACAGTTTGAGAAACTCAATCAAATCGGTATCAAGGCAGTCGTAGGGTTAACCGATGCTATTGAAAGAATTGATTTCAACAGTATTGCTGACAAGATTGGCAGTGGGTTGTCTTCGCTTTGGAAAGGCTTCTCTAACACGGGAGCTTTGAAAAATCTTGGTGCGACCTTCACTTACATTAGTAGCTCAATCAAGCAACTATTTAGCAAGATTGATGGTAGCAAGCTTATGCAGGGCATTGGCTCAGTGTTTGGTGACATTGCTAACGGCATTTCACAAGCCTTGAATATCGCCACAACATCGGTTAGAAGTTTCATCAGCTCGTTTGCTGACACAGGAGCATTTCAATCGTTTAAAGCAGCGGTCGAAGATACTTGGAATGCTCTTAAAACTATCGGTTCATCATTCGGTGAGGTGCTGGGTAGCTCACAAATGCAGTCAATCATTTCAGGTATTGGCTCAGCTCTTGGAACGCTTGTAAACTGGATATCTCAAGTCATTTCAGCAATATCTAGGTTTATTAGTGCAATACCACCGGGCATCTTAAACGGTATCACTAGCGGTATTTTAGCAATGGTTGCAGGCTTCATGACTGCAAAGGCTGGTATTTCAGCGGTAGGTGTTGCATTGAAAGGCTTGGACTTCCTTAAAAGTCTCAATCCATTCAAGAAGTTTGGAAGCGATGCAGCAGCAGGAACAGAACAAGCTGCTAATAGTGCGAGACGTTCTAAATCAACTATTACGCAGTTGTTTAGCGGGATGGCTAATGTCATTAAGTCAGCAGGAACTAGCATTTCAACGGCTGCAAAAGGTATCGGGACAGGTCTATCAACCGCCTTTAAAGGTTTGGGACAAGGTATTAAAGCAGCCTTGCAAGGATTGAAAGGTGTCAGCTTTTCAACATTAGCAGGGTTGGGAACTTCGGCTGCAATCGCAGCAGTCGGAATCGGTGCAGCAATCGCTCTTGTTGTTGCTTCATTGGCGTTGCTAGCTACGCAATCTCAGGGAGTTTCACAAATCCTCGGGGCTTTAGGTGGTGCAATTAGTACAGTTGTAGGAGCTATCGGCGGTGCAATGGCAACGGTAATTGAAGCGTTCGGAACTGCATTCGCTACAGTCGTTACAGCAGTAGGGCAAGCGGCTCCAGGGCTTGCACGTTTAGCACCGCTAGTAGTTGCGGTTGGTGCGGCTATTGGTCAAGCTGCCCCAGCCATCACGGCATTTGGCAACGCTTGGACATCCATTTTAGGAACTATCCCAGGCATTATCAGTGCTTTCAGCGGTTTGGCTACCGCTCTAGGTTCTGCAATCAGTGCAGTAGCTACCGCTATCACTCCGATTGTTCAAATTATCAGCAACACTATCACGGCAGTAGCACAAATCATCGCTAACGCTATCGTGGCAATCGCTCCGGTTATCTCGAATTGCATTGTCCAAGTTGCTCAAGTAATCGGTCAATTTGGACCACAGATTGCAATGGTTTTGCAAGTGATTGTCCAAGCTATTCAAGCAACGGCACCAGTCATTATGACCTTGATTCAAGGGATTGTGACAGTCGTTCAGACAATGGCACCGGTTATTAGTCAAGTGATTTCTGCCATTGTTACAGTCGTTCAAACTCTTGCACCGATCATTAGCCAAATCATTTCAGCTATTGTGACAGCTATCACTCAAATCGTACCTATCATCACAGCGATTGGTGGTGTGATTAGTGCTGCATTTAGTGGCATTGCATCGGTTGTGTCAGCCGCTGGAATGGCTATCGCTACCGCCGCAATGGGTATCGGTACGGCTATTAGTACGGCTCTTAGTGGTGTGGCAAGTATCATTAGTGCTACTGGTTCCGCTATTGGCGCAGCCTTGCAAGGAATTGCTAGCGTAGTGCAATCAGTCGGGACTTCTATCGGTACAGCGGCTCAAGGTATCGGAAACGGTATCAAATCAGCGTTTGAAGGTATTTCAAGCGTCATTACATCAGCCGGCAGTGCAATCAGTAGTGTATTGAATAGCTTAGCTAATGTGTTTAACTCAATCGGTACCGCAGCGCAAAAGGCTGGTAATGGATTCAATCAACTTGCCAATGGTGTCGTTAAGATTACCAATACCAATCTTGCGGACATGGCTGCATCTCTTGCAGCGGTTGCCAAGGGGGTTGGTTCTATCGGTGATAATTCAGCGGGACTTGCCACAGCGGGTACTGGCATGAAGAACCTTGGCGACGGCATGAGTAAGGTGTCTAGCTCAGCGTCTAGCGCTGTATCTGGATTGACATCATTCTCAAGCACGATTACAAGCATTCAGTCATCATTCGCTAACTTACAATCATTGTTGACTACGGCAGGAACAGCGTTCAGCACGTTATCTAGTCAAGCTAGTCAATCGCTTGCTGGGTTAACTGCTATTGTAGCCCCTATCACAGCGTTTAGAACGCAAATCATGACACTAGCACCAGCATTGATGGTTGCTGCGACTGGTTTAACTCAGTTCAGTACAGTTTCATTGACGCTCACTGCTAGCATGACTTCTATCAGCTCAAGCATGACTATGCTAACTACTAGCTTAACTATGTTAGCTACTCAGTTAACTATGATCACTACGAGCATGACCATGATGGCTACTAGCTCGACTATGTTAGGGACTAGCTTAACGCTTGTAGGTACGCAATTCATGATGATTGGTACTTCACTAACCATGCTAAACACTCAATTCATGATGTTTGCCACTAGCTTGATGCAAATGACATCACAGCTCATGATGGCAGGGTCAGCAGTTACTATGTTTGGCGCTCAACTCATGACTGCTCAGACTGGTTTCAGCATGGTTTCCATGATGGCTACTATGGTGTCTAGTCAGCTTGCTATGCTTGCTAGCTCAGCCCAAATGGCAGGAGCTGGGCTTGCAATGGTAAGCGCTCAAGTGATGATGTTAGCTAGTGTATTTGCTACAGTCGGAGCGGCAGCAATGACCTTGCAGGCAACAATGATGTCTCTTGGCATGGCAGTAAGTGCTGGTATGATGTCAGCAGTTCAAGCCGTAACGTCTGGAGCCATGCAAATGACTGCGGCTCTACGTTCTAGTGGTATGCAAATGGTTGCTAGCACGCAAGCCTTTATGAATCAAATCGTCTCAGCGGTTAGAAACGGCATGAATCAAGTGGTTGCCGCTATTCGTGCCGGGGGTGCTCAAATGGTCTCAGCTATGCAAGCGAGTGGTCAGCAATTAGTTGCAGTTACGCAAGCAGCGGTCAACCAAGCGGCAGCCGCAGCTAGAGCAGGCTATGGAGCCTTTTTCTCAGCCGGTGCTTACATGGGTCAAGGTCTTGCCGCTGGTCTGATGTCAGCTCTTGGAGCGGTTACAGCAGCAGCTAACGCCTTGGTGGCACAAGCAGAGCGTGCAGCTCAAGCTAAAGCCAAAATTCACTCGCCTTCACACCTTTTCCGTGACCAAGTTGGTTGGTATATCGGTCTTGGTATCGCTAGGGGTATAGATGAATCAGCCCCAGAGGTAGCTAATAGCCTTGATTTTATCCGTGACCAAGTCAACGGGTTCAATGTTCGAGCTAATGCCATGCTGACCGGTGCCACTTCAAACATGGCTAGTCAGTTGAAGATGGAAGTCTTGCGAGATAAGACACCAGACGCTGCGATTTCAGCACGTCAAGAAGCGTATGCTGCACATTCAGCAGGCTTGCTTGGTGATGTTATCGATGCCCTTGGAGAGCTCAAAGACCAAGTGGCACAAGGTCAAAACATGGTGCTTGATACTGGTGCTCTTGTCGGTGGCACAGTTAATAATTTCAACAGCGCCATTGATACGATTAAAACTTTGAAAGGACGACACAGATTATGATTACCAAAATCAAAGAGTATATAAAATTTGGCGATTTTAATAGCCGTGATTCTGGGTGGTACCTTCAAAAACGTGAAGCACCTACCCCAGACGAAAAAGAGATTGTCGAGTCTATCCCCTTTATGCAGGGAGTCCTCGATTTCTCTAGTGTTCTGGGGGAACGTGTTTTTGAACCTAGAGAGATTACATACGAGTTCAAGCTACCATTTACGGAGTATGAAGACCGTAAGACCGCTGAACGTATGATTAAGTCTCAAATGGTTACTAAGACGGAACGAAAATTATTTGATACGCATGACCGCCGTTATTATTGGATGGGCAAGATTAAGCACATCAAGGTAGCTGATGATCCGATTAAGAAGAATCTAGTGGCTACTATCACATTCAAATGCTATCCATTCGCTTTTCACGAAAACGAATACTTCGATG